GGGCGCTTGCCAAGGGCCGACTTATCCCGGTTGGGTCGGTCCTTAAAGGGGCTTCGGGAGTTCTCATTGACCATACGCTTGGAGACGGCGGAGAGAATCCGCCAAGAGCTCCTGTTTGGTCTTCCTCTTGTTCCGCTTCCGTTTTGGCAGGGCCGGAGGTTGAGCTGAACCAACGGCTCGCTTAATCGGGGCGGGAGGAGTTGCTCGATTTCCTTCCTGTCGCTTCTGTTTCTTCGGGCGTTGACCACCCGTAGAGGGCCCGAGGCCCTCCAGTAGCGACTCACCTATGGTGCCTAGCGCTCCGGCAAGTGGATTAATCGCGCCTGCCCCTTTCAGGGCTGGAACGACGAACTTGCCGATGCTGCGCACCACATTGGAAAACCACTCTCCGAACGGATTCTCGTTCTGTTGGACGCCCACGGGCAGCATGCGCATAGCTTTGGCATAAATATCCATCGCTAGGGCATCATGGCCGGGGCTGGGGCTCGCCAGAACCACCAGGTCTTTTTCCTGAGGGTCCGGAAAACGCTCCACATACCAACAGACGTTGATGTTCAGAGTTGTTTGCTCAGACAAGCCGGTGAAATAGGCGCCGGCAAGGTTGAAAGGGGCAATGAACTGCATCGCTGGTTGCAGCTTCCCATTTGTGGGAGCCACATCCTCTCCGATTGGAGCCAAGCCCGTTCCAACACCGACGCCACTTCCACCCAAAGCGTCTATTGCCGCTGTCCAGTAAATGATTACCTGCGGCATCTGCACCTTGGCTGGGTTGTCTAGAGTGTTCATAGTGGAAATACAATAACACCCTTTCTCAGCTTCCCACGTTTGCGAGCCGGTCAGCAACGTGGCTTCCGCGAGTGTTCCCGGAGGCTCTGCAGCACTCCACACGCTCACGTAACCTTGGTTGGTGATCGTCCGTGGATCATCACCGCTTTTCGGGCGGCTGATCTTCGCACGTTGGGCAAATTCTTTACGCCACGCTTTATATTCCTCCATAGTGAACGCTACTTGAACGTCCATACCGAGGCTTTTTGCGTCGTCGACCGCTTTCGCGACCACGGAGTCGGGTTCTTTTCCTTCACGAAGTGCCGCGACAAACTTACGTAAGTCGTCGAGCATTGGTTCGCTCAGTTGATAAACCCAGGCCGTGTAAAGATTGGCTGGTTGAGGGGTTGGTTGACGATAAACTGTCACAGAGCCTTGTTTGTACAAGGGGGCGGTAGTGTTAACTACCTCGAACCCCATCGCGATGACTCGCGACGCTCCATCCAAATAGGTGGTGTCCAACGACAGATCACAACGGTGTGGATCTCCCCCCGAAGAGGTTGAGCCAAACGTGCGCTCACCCGAGACCTGCTGATACGCAGTTACCCCGCCGACCGGATACCGGAAGATATCCAAATCAGAGGGGACACTCAGGAGCGACGCGTTGTTGTTGGAGTCTGCCGTAGTATAACCTCGAACAGAGTAATCTCCGCCGTCGATGGAATCGAAGTTTTGCTGTGGTTGAGGCCACAACACAACATTACAATCCCAATTCCCGGCCGCGAGAGTTGAACTCTTCTTGATTTGCTGTTGTTTCTTAACAACTTGGACCACACTGTTGGCGACGTTCATGTCAGGGAAACCTGTGAGCTGAATCTGCTCGTCATGAAAAGGGTCAAGCGCTTCGATAAGCCAACGTTTCCCTTCCGGGGTCAGTTGGCCAGAAGCCACTAGTTCATTCAGAGCTGAAGAGCGTTTGGATTTCGTTGAGTACATGTTTCGCCGAAAATTCTGAGGCCTCCCTTAGCCCGCGAAATTCATTAGGGTCGCGAACCCTTTCCCCCCTCCCTCCTCTCTTCTGGGGGGCCGAACCATTGCGACTTAGTTATAGTCTACCCGCGCCAAGGCTCGGAGCGCGGGATGGACTATCAGCTCGTACGCACTAGACGCTTCCACCAAAGCGTCGAGCTCCCACAGAGACTCCTCCGTGAGTTCGTAGCGCCGAGCCAAACCGCCGATGTCATCGGGGCGCCCCGGTGTCCTGGGATAGGCGGACATCACCTTCCACGGCTCGGTGACAAACATGTCTAACCGAGCCGGGCGACGGTAATACCTCCGCACAAATGCCCCGACAGCCGGTGTCTGAACAAAGTTCCTATACGACGCGGCGACGTCGTTAAGGAACTGCTCCCCTGCTAGCTTCCGATCAAGATCGGGATAGAGGACGCACGGATCACTCAAAGCTTTCCCAAGTTTGAGGATACGTGACGGAGCTGGCGCCCAGTAGAGGCGGTTTTTGACCTGGACCCATGATCCTTTCAGGAATGATGCTTCCGTCGGTTGGTGGAGAATCTTCAGCTTTAGGTCGAACCCGTAATAACTGAAGAGGTCGCGTATCCGAACCATCATTTCCCGCATGGATGCAGGCCAAACCAAGCGGACTAGGACTGAAACCCAGCAGCACACACCATTAATGGTATTCCCAATTGTGGTGTCAGCACCGCCGGTAACCCGCATAGGACGTCCCGGGTGTTTAATAACCACACGATCTCCGTGTCTTCCTCTGGCTACTATCTTCGCCAGAGCTGACCGGAGAAGCAGCTCGACAGCCTCTTCCGACACACCCAAAGATCGCAAGATCAACATCTCCCGAAGGAGCGGACCCCACGACTGTGACTGGTCGTACTTACTGAAGTCTCCTTCCAGTATGGCTACGAGTTGTCCGTTATGGTACAAGAACACGAGGGAGTCATCCCCTGCCATCAAGACCCAGGCACCGTGTTGTGGGTGCCAAGATAACGCTTCTTCCATCCATTCTGTTAGGAGGACATCAGTCGCGTTTGAACCAAAGGTGAGACGGATCTCTAGCTCTTTATGCTTGCCGATGAAAAGCCCGGGTCTATCTTGCCACGTCCACGCCCATTCTTCATGGAGGCGCTCAGTGGCTGCATAGATTTCCGGACCCGCACGGGCTTGCACCAAGGGGTCCACATTGACAACGGGGCGCGGTTTCAATTCCACGCCGCATTCCCCAATTTTCAGCAACACCTCGTCGGTCTTAACGAACACGTCGTTAGAGATCGACGCCTTGTCGGAAGGCAATAAACCTTGGTCTTTCAACTGGGCGCATGCTCGAGCGGCACGCTTCCGTTTGAAACCAGGTTGCACGTGTGCGAACCACGCATCTACCCAATCTTCCCACACAATTGCTGCGTGGGTTTGGGATATCAATTGAGAGTGCAGCCAGTCGTCTTCCTCCCAAGCCACCCTTTGGTTATGGGGTGATAGGGGAGGCAGAACGCACAGGCGCCCTTCAATGACGGCGCGAAGGTTTGCATCAGTGCGGCCAGGGGCGTAAACTGGAATTTGGGTTGGTAGGATGAAATACACATAAGTGGAAGCTCGCTCTTCAGGATCATCAGGGAGCGTCCCACTAATGCGCATCATCGGGTCGAGAGCTTTTTGTTCATAGAACGCGCAGGCCTCTCGACGGAGCAATCCCTCTTTCGGAGAGAATGGGGCCAAGCCCGTGAGGTCTTCGGGTTGCCAATGACCTCGACTCTGCCAGGGCTCTAAGTAGAATTGCTCTACATGAGAACCCCATAGAGTTCGGGCTAAATGCCACTGTGGAAGCATGGCCGGAGCATTCTGCAAGAACGCTCGCGACCACAAGAAGCCGCTCAAAGTGAAGACGGTGGCGTCGTATGTCAGGTGAACCAGACACCGCTGCCACCAAGGCAATTTGGCTATTCCAAAATGCATGGTCAAGCCAAGGGATGCGCCCAACACAGCCTCAGTACTCAACTCCGGCATAAGCAACAACTTTGTTGCAAACTCCAGGAGAGGAAACCAGAGGTGACCGTAAGGCGACACACCTTTCACCGTTTCTTCACAAGCGACACGCAGCGCCAAATCACTCCACCCGCCAGAAGCGAGGGGGTCATAGCGATACATGCCCAAGCGGAAACATCCATCCACGCAGCGCCAAGATGCGCACATCAAGTCGCCAGTAGCACGGACCACATTCCCCACGTCGTGGGATATGCGTTGTTGACACCAGGTGGCTACGGCACCGGCCGCTTGCCACATGGAGTCAGCGACGGCATCCACTGCCGTCTTACCTGCCCAGGGCGCCAGCCCGGGGGCTGACGTCAACACCTTGCGCATAGCTACCACGGGATTCACACATCGTGATGAAATCACAGCAGAATAGCGGTATACAACATATCCAATCCCGGCAGTTGCACCCAGCACGAAGAGCCACTTGTGTAGAGGGCTACCTGCCGGAGCAACACCGAGTTTAGATACGGCATTATTGAAACGTTCCATGTCTTCCCCATGGATTTCATTAACTGCCTCTGCGGTATACGACTTTCCTGCTGCATTCGACAGAAAGGCAGACCAAACTGTCGCATCCAATATTTCGGGAAGCCTCATCGGAAACAAGTCTGTCAAGAGCTTGTAATCATCAGATGATAGTACCATCGTGGCGGCCGAATTGCAGGCCGCACGGTATGCGTAGGCGCTGAACGAGCGTCCTGTAAGTTGAGCTTTCAGCTGTCGTTGGATCCTGAGATCGACGAGGACTAGGTCTTGTGGGAGCCATGACGTGAAGCACGCAGGAAGCCAGCGACACATCGCAAGGGAAACAGAGTTCCATGTTCTGGACGAGGACACAGCCGGGACAGGGAGGGTGACCCAGTCGTGTCCTTTCTCTTGTTCCACACTCAGTGCGGGGTCAGCTACTTCTGCTAAGTGCTTAATATACACGCTCACCATGGGACCTTTGCCACGCTCGACATCCCAGGTCAAAAACCCGCCGCTAGGAAGCTTAAATTGTCCATCCCGCGCTAGCCAATCAAGAGGGTCATGGGGCGCACGCGCGCGTTCGGAAATATCTGAGCGATGCAAGATCGCCTCGCCTTTCCCGTCACGCACGCGAATCCACCCCCCCTCATGGCAAACACAACCCATCGCACCATCGAAGTGTTGACCGATCCAAATAGCAGGTGAACTGCCAATGATTCCGTACAACCTCATAGGGGTGATTGGTTTGCCCTGAAAGGCAAAGCAGTCGGTGAAGACATAAGCCTGGTACGCACCGATGGTACCCAGAGTATTGACTGCTTGGGGCAGCCCTCTGGAAGCCATCTTAGCGTTCCTCGGGTCTTGATACACTGTAAGTTTGATGTGATTCTTCGGATCCACGTTTCGATTCAGAAAATCGACGACGTCCACATCACGTTTACAGCCATCAACAGCCAAAAACTTCCGCGCTCCTTGCGCATACAAGTGTGCGTACGCATGAACCATGAGGTACTTGCGCACACCAGCCGACGCCGGATGACCACCAGGGGCATGGTGATCTCCTTCGTCATCAGCCAGTGTCGGGACCCCCAACCCGGAAAGCGTGTCCGCCGCCGGGGTGTCCCTCTTCACAAAGACTCGGTATTTTGCAGCATTCGCCGCTACTGTCGTCCAAGTTGGAGGGGCTGGGGCCTGAGCCACTGGTTGTAAGGGTGGATTTTGCGCTGGAGGTGCCACGGGAGCTGGTGCGGGAGGAGCAAAACTCCCCTCCGCCCGCTTCTGCATGGCATGCGACGCCGCGCGCACACTGGAATGCGGACTAGCCTTCTTCTCCTTCTGGCGAAGGCGCCGGCGCTGATTTTTACTCAGGCTAGCACCCGCTCCAGCGGGTTTAGGCTTGGGCGCTGGGGCAGTCAACTTCTGCCCCTTCGCGTCGCGCTCGCGGCTCTCGGGGATCTTCTCCGAGCGCTCAGCCGGGCGCGGCGCGGTGACGCCCCTAGAAGAAGGGGCGGCCACCGGAGCCTCCATGCCGGGATAATAAAAATCATCGTCGGCATAGAGATCCGGGGTCTTCTGGCCTTGCTGACTCTCACGAGTCGCCACGTCGGCCGGCGTGGCTTGTTGGTTGTTGGTCGAGGAATGTTGCATCTAGACG